GTTCTTTAGTTGGTCCTTGAGTATAAAACTCATATTTTTCCAACTTCAATTGTTTCATATCTGCTTCTAGCTTACGATAAAGCAGCCGTTCAGAAACGTAAACTTTATAATACTTATGATGTAATTTTTGGATCTTTATAGATTCATCATCCAGCTGTGTTTTGTCAACATCAGTATCTTTATCCCACTCTTCAAATATAGATTCAATTTTCATCAATAAACTCCACTCAATAATACCATTATAAGTTAATGTAGTATAAAAGTAAAGTTAAATCTTTTGAACATCATAAAGAATATATCTGAATGTAGCAGTAGCTGTAATGTAATTTACATCAGTATCAGTTGATTGAAAAGTAATATCAGAAAGGGATGTTGGGAATGCGTCTCTAAATGTTACCGCATAATTTGGATTTTTTGCAGAATCAGAAATAAGCAATGTAATATCAGAAAGAACACCATTACCTGATGTAATTGAATTAACTGCAAGATTAGCATATTCTTGATAATTATCTGGGAAACCTAATGATCTTAACCAGTTATGTATTTCGAACCAGTTTTGTAATTCTTCATCAACTTTATATGTTATTGTTAAATCACCATATTGCAAATGTTCACCAGCTAATGGAATATTAGTAAATGGGTTAGGTTGTACTGCAAAGTCTAATGATAATGATGGAAGATTGACTTTTTGAATAAAGAAGTTAGTATATGGTGCACGTTTAATCTGGAACTGAAAGTTAAGTGGACTTAAGAAGTTTTTATTATACGGGGTATTGTCTATCGCTGTAGTAGTAACCATTATTCATTCTCCATATGATCACTACTATTTATCATCGCCTCATATATGATTATACTGTAGTTTTACAAAGTAGTAAAGAAAAAAAGGGAGAGCCGAAGCCCTCCATTAGTTAGCAAGTTGTTCTTGCTGTTTTAATTTATTTATCTTTAACATATTTTAGTGTTTTTATTACTTTTTCTCTATGTTCAGGAGACAGTTTACGCCCTAATTTAGCAGCTCTAAGTTTGGCTTTATGTTCTTCAGTAAACACGCGACCTTTGTTTGCATTAGATATTTTTTTAGCTGTTTCTATTGTACATGGACCAATAGATTTACCTTTTTTAGAATGTGATATTTTTTGTCCAATTGTTTTTACTGAATCTGGATATTGATGCCATGGCTTTTTAGAAAACAAATTCAAATTATAATAACGTATTTTTATTTCTTCTTTTTTTATCATATCAAAATATCTTTGTTCCTCAATATACATTTGTTCTCTTGATAAATTTTTTTTTAAAATACGTCTTTTGAAATCTTGCGGTCTACGATTATATGTATCACGCATCCAATTGGAAGAACATATATATCCATCATCAACTGTTCCCCAATGACATCCTACGTAATATCTTTTATGTTTGCGATCAAACCAAAGATATACAAATCCATATTTTTCTGCCATTATATCCTCCAAAAGAAAAAGTCAGGAGTTTCCCCCTGACTTTATTTAGTTTACTTTTATGAAAAGTATAGTGACTTACATAAGATTGTTGACGATAACACGACGGTAATACTTGTTACCAGTGTTAGCACCACCAAGAATAAGCTCACCAAGACCTGAGTAAGTACCTTCAGCGAATGGATTTGCAACCATGCCGTAACGAGTCTTGAAGCCGATTTTTGGCTGGAAAGATTGCTGATCAACAGCACGAACCATCTGTAGTGGAACGTATGGGCAATAGAAGATACCAGCATCGAATGCTGAAGAACCCTTATAGCCAACAGTTAGATAGTTACCACCGATTGCGTATGGATCGATATAAACCTTTAGGCGACCATTTAGAACACCAGCGAAGGTGTTACCAGTATCGTCAACCTGTAGGTTGTTTGAGTTAAGAGCAGGAGCGTAATCAAGAACACCAGCCATCTGTAGAGCGGAAGCAACGTCCGAAGAACAGATAACGATGTTACCCTTACCACGACGAGTTGTACGAGCGATAAAGTTAGCTTCACGTTCAAGCTGGAACATAAGACCCTTGAACTTTTCAACTGACCAACGGCCATTTGAGTCTGTATCTAGGTCGAATACACCTGCAGTAGTTGTATTCTGCTGAGCGCCGGCAACCGCTGTGATGTTGATTGTACGAACAATTTCACGATTGATTTCAGCAAGAATTTCAGCTGAAAGAATGTTTGAAAGTTCTGTTTCAGCATCAAGACCGTGAATTGCCTTAAGGTCCTGTGCGAGTTCCATTGTATACTCTGCCTTTAGAGCGCGAGTATTAGCAGTTACAGTAACCTTTTCAATTGTGAAGGCCATCTGTGGGAAAGCGTTACCTGAATCAACACCAAGAGATTCGCCCTGTGATGTTGACATACCCTGTCCAGTGTTATAAGTGTTGGTAGCTGTAAGTGGTGAAGTATTAGTTGCACCAGGAATAGTACCAAGGAAGCCCTGACCAAATGTATTTGGATTAACGCCAGTAAGACCACCTTCACCAGTGAAGGCTGTGTTAACTTCGTTGTAGAAAGTTTCGTTATCTTGGGTCTGGCCGTTAGCAAGACCGTTTGTACCAGTCTGGTTAGCGTAACGTGAACGCATTGCGAAGATAAGTCCAGTAGGACCAGTCATTGGCTGAACGCCGCAGATATCATAAGCAATGAGGTTAGGCATTGCACGACGTACAAGAGAAATCAATACTGGGTCGAAAGTATCGATACCACCAGCGCCAGCAGTTGACGATGAAGAACCCATCGCGTTAACTGGAAGTAGTGACGATGTTTCTGAAAGAGTCTGATAACCGCCGTGAGCTCCTGATTCGGCTAGAGCCTTTTCAGTGTTTTCGAGCATCATTGCAGTTACAGAACGGCGGTGCTGATCCTTGATAACGCCAAGAGCGTCATGGTCAAGAACTGGAGCCCACTTATTTTGAATTTCCTCAGCTAGATACATTTATTTTTCCTTTCGGGTTAATTAAGTTATTTCAATTTATTTATAAAATTTAGTTTTTTACTTCTTAACTGTTCTTGCAAGAGCTTGAACGTAACGGTTAACGGCAGGATCAATATTTACAACAGTTCCTACTTCACCTTCAAAAGTTTCTTCTTGAATGTTTGTTGAAGTAGTTTGTTCCTGTCTAAAATAGTTTTCCTTGATGATCTTCAATTTCTTTTCATAAATTCCAAGATCTCCGTCGAATTCAATTCCTTCAGCGAGAGTCGCGAACTTTTCCTGCTGTGTTAGTGCAAGGTCGGAAGCGAGTTCTTCAAAAATATCCTTTGCTGATTCTTCAACAACAATATTCTTTAGTTCTACGTTTTCAGAAATTGTTTCATTAAGTTTTTCTTCAAGTTCATTTACCTTATCGGCAAGAGCTTCAAGAACATCAACCTGTTCCTGTGGCACAGAAATGTAGTGCTCAGCGAACAAATTCTTCAATCCTTCGATAAATTCTTCTGCAAGTTCGTTACGAAGTGTTGATTCAATAGCAACCTCGTTTTCCTTCATCCAATTTTCAACTACGTAATCTAGATAAGTGTCTAGCTTAGAAGTAATTTCTTCTTTGAATGAAACAAGGCTTTCGTTAAGCTGAGCTTCGAATTCTTCTTCAAGACGAGCAGACTCAGCTATAACGCGCGCTGATACAGCAGCTTCAAACAATGTTGCGGCAGTATCTTTAAATTCTTCTGATAGTTCTTGACCTTCAAACATAGCTTCAACGTCTTCTTTGACATTAAGCTTTGGCATAGGCATCTTAGTCTTTGGACCCTTTGCGGAAACAGCTTGAGAAGGATGCATATCAATTGAAGACTGATTTGAACCTGACTTATCGCCAACGCCCCAATCTTTGTTTGGACCGTAAAGGCCGATTACTTTATTGAAAAAGTCAACCATGTCATTTTTGCCCATGCCGTTCATCATGTGCATCATGCCTGTCATCATACCAATCTTTGACTTAGTAAGAGCCTTTGGATCACCAATTGACTTTGCGGCTGGGTGAAGAGAAGCTGCAGCAGCTGTTTCTTCTTCGACTTTACCGAAAGCAGCGGGTCTTTTCTTACCCTTGTTTTCTTTTTCGTCCTGTTTTTCGTCTCTCTTTTCAGATCCTTTGTTTGTCTTAGACCAACCTTGTTCGCGGTCAGATTCTTTAGAATCTTCTTCTTCCTCTTCTTCGCCTTCTTCTTCCTCTTCTTCGCCTTCTTCTTCCTCACGATCTTTAGCCTTAGCCTTCTTTTTCTTGGCTTCTTCTAAAGTAGCTCTAAGAATTTCTTCAAATTCACGATTTTTGTTGGTTCCAGACATTTAAGGTCTCCTTATTAGAATTTAAAATTATTTATATTAGGGTAGTTTTTACTGTCAACGAAGCTATATAATTTTCAAAAATAGCCAATTGTTGTTCTTCTATTTGACTTCTAGTCATTTTATTTAACGCTTTTTTAGTGTTCATCAATTTTTCTTCGTACCAAGTATCTTTAACCGGATCATAAAGCCAATCAACTCCTTCCATAATTCCTTCAACAAAAGCGTGTGGGGCTGAAGGATCGTGAACAATATCAGCAGCAGTGGCTAATCTATAATCGTCTTGAACTTCCATTGCTCCATCTTTACCAGATTTAAGCGATCCTAGACCTCTTGAAGAAACACCAAATTTACCACCAGATTTAAGAAGACCTTTAGCTATATTGCCCATAGGCGTATCAGTAAGTTTTGCCTTACCAATATAGTTTTTACCTTCTTTTTTAAGATCTATAATAATATGAGAAACTCTATCTAGGTTAATTGAAGGGCCGGCAGGGTGACCCAATTCACCAAAAGCGCGACTTGATTTGACCATTTCTTTCATATAACGACCAACTTCTTTATCCAAAATATGAATTGGATAAATTCTTCCGTTGCGATTTTTTAAATCGCCTTGAAGAAACACGCCATGAATATAATGTTCTTTTTCGCCATCTTCTTTGGCTTCTGAAAGATATTCAACTTCTTCGAATACTTCTGTTATTAACTTCATTTTTGTTCCTTATGACATTGCTTCTTGCGCAATAAGATGCGCCGCAACGTTTGTTGATGTTGAATTTGTAGAAACAGCAACAGTCAAAATATCTGGAGCATTACCTCTGATATTATTATAAAGAGCGAATAAGTTAGTCAAATCAAAAGTCTGTAGACCAGAACCACCAGCTGGTGCTGAAAATGCGTAAACAACTTCGCCAGTATTTGCGGTAACAGCATTAGCTGTATAATCTCTGGAAGATAGAGAATTGAAAGAACCTAATGTATTTATAGGAGTAAATGTAGCATTAGTTAGTGATACAGGATTTGTTGCAGTACTTACAATAAGTTCAATAATCGCAGAGGCGTCAGAAGAAACAACGAGCTGTTGTGGCAAAATTTGACCACGATTTACAAGACCAATTTGATAAGCGTATGCGCTATTTGGAGTAAATGTTCCGGTGCTGTTATTTGATAATGGAGAAGAATTAGAAACAATATCAGTAACGTAAATAGAATTAGCCGTATTGTTAGCGATACGTCCTACGAATGTATTGGAAGAAGAACCAGTTCCTTGGAAAGAAACTGCTCTTCCGACAAACTGATTTGCAGTCCAAACAGAAGTTCCATTTACTGAAAAATATGTTGAATTAGCGCCAGATGTAACAATGTTATTAGAAGAACTATTGCCACTAAATTCAACCTTACCCATCTGATTCATTTGTACGGAAACAACTGGATAACGTGTTGTATTGGCAGGAATATTTCTGCGATTTATACCAGGAGGCAAACCATAAGAATAAGTAAATCCGCGTTGGTCGTCTCTACGACCTTCAACCATAACTGATACGCCGAAGTGAACTAGTACTGAATTTGCAGTTGTCGCTCCAATGTTACGTTGTTCATAACGAACTGGTAAGTTGCCTGTGCGCGACCATGGAAATTGTTGTGGCGTTCCACGGTAAGTAGAATTACCAGTACCAACTTCATGAAGAACATAAGGTTCGCCATTAAGCTGACAACCCCAACGAATAGCTCCGGCGCCATACCAAGCATATTCGATCCAAAGCATTTGAATTTTTGTCCAATCAATTAGTGTGGCGACTGGATCACCATACCAATTTTCGAATGAAAACTTAGTATCTACAGGAGCTGTTGACGTATATGTGCCGTCATTGAAATTAACTGTACCTGCATCAGAACGAATAACACAATAAATTCCTGATGGATTATTGGCAGTTGCAACACCCTGTTCGAAAAATGCACCGTTGCCGTCATCAAAAAAACCAACGCGCTGTACATTGTTTGAAGTTGGCGCGCCAAAATTCATAGCGGTTGCCATATACATAGTTTTGCCTGGCTGATAACGCATGTAAGGACGAGACTGGCGGATAGTCAAATCACCTGCATTGTTACCAACGAGCATTCTAACACCGCCCATACCAGCGAGATGCATAATATTTGCTGCTGATCCAGCAGAAGCGGTGTTGGCTGTTAGATTTTCCCAACGCATTGGCTGAGTACCGTATTCGAAATCAGCTTCATAAATATTTTGATGTAAAGAAACTTTCATTCTGCCCACAACGTCGCGAACACGACTTGGCAAAAGAACTGACTCAGGACGAGTCGTCTTCATTGTGTAGTTGTTAGTACTTGCTGGATACGTAATTGACATATTTAATTATACCTTTAAATGTTTACAGCACCATCGGCGCTACGATTAGCATATTGATTGGGTACTGTGTTTGGATTATATGGAGTATCTGAAGGCGCATCTTCTTTAACCTTCTTTTTACCTTTTTTGGTTTTTCCATCTTCAAGCATAGGTTCAGCAAATTCTTCTTTAACGTCTTTATAAAGAATGTAATCATGGATGCTACCAATTGAAGCCTTTGCCATTGCAACTTTTGCTTGAACCCAAGGTTCGATGTGCATACCTGATGGCATTTTTTTAAGAAGTTCTTCTGATTTAGCTACGATAGCTCTTAGTTCTGTTGTTACCATACTAATTTCTTCAGGAGTGTCGTCAACGTTTTTTGCTTCATCGATATCTTCTTTACGCATCATAGAATACTTAGCTCCAAGGGCCATGCGGATGCGTTCTTCTTTAGATTTACCTGCGAACTTTGGATTTTTTGAATGAACAAAATCTTTAATTACTTCTCCTGTAGGAGTTTTTTTAGTAATTACTTCATCAAGTTTTTTACCACCTAGGATCAACTTTTTCTTTGTGGCCATACCACCACATTCACACTTTGCGCCTTCGTACATTTTTCCACAAGCTTCACATTCCATTTTTTTGGATTCATAAACTGATTCGTCTTTACCCTTTGAATGACCGAAGTTTTTCATTCTTTTGTCGTTCATAGAGTATTTTGTAGAACCTTTATATACGTCGTCTCCATTACCAACACGATCGTCGTGTTTTTCAGTTTTGTGAGCTGCAACAAAATCCTGTTCGCTTTTTGGTTTTGGTTCGTAATCAACCCCAGGATCTTTACCTGTAGAACCTGCCTCTACAGAAGATTTTTTAACACCTTTGTAATCTTGTTTTCCCTTTGGGGCTAAATCTCTAAGAGGCTTCTTTTCCATTATTCTTCTTCCTCTGTGTTAATTTCCGAATTATCGTTCGAATAAATTTTTTGAGCTATATCAATTTTTTTATTTTGTACAGCTATTTGTATTCTATCTCTCATCAAATTACCGAAAGCGTCATTAAAATCAATTGGTCTTTGATCTAAAGAGCTAGTAATTAAATCTTCTAAATTATATTTATTATCTTCAGTCATTTAATTATCATCCTTATTATTGAACTTGCTGCTGTTGCTGATTTGAAGCAATTCCCATTTGTCTAATATAATCTCTGTTTTTAGCAACAACTTGAACAGCCGCTTTATATTTGGCTTCGTCCTGCATAGTACGATTGCCTTTCTTTTTCTTCATTTGATCAACTGTGACCATAGCCTGACGAATAGCTTCTCTTTTTTGAGCATCTTCGTCTTGAGGAGGCTGTTGACCTTCTTGTTGTTGAGGCTGTTGCATTGCAGCCGCTTGTTGTGCCGCCATATTTTGTTGCTGTTGTAATTGTATATTATTTTCTATCGCAGGATTAACCCAACGCGGATCGCCTGTTTGATTTTCAGCATTGATTTGAGCATCCATTTCCTCAATATCATCTTCTGACTGTTGAAGAACATTTTTACGAATCCATTCATGCGAATAATATTTACCAACCATATCCTGAAGGTTACGAGCAAGGTTAGCGCGACCTTCTTCGATTTCGTTATCTTTGAGTTCTGTGAAATAATTGTCTTTAGAATAATCAAATTTTATATCAGAAATAATTGATTCACAGTCTTCAATAGTCATTACGCCTTTGAGGACCAGCTGTTTTTCCAACATTTTAATGAATAATTGAGAAAATTTTGATCTTAAACGTATAACAAATCTAGCGAATTTTAATTCGTCTCTAGTAATTTCTGTTGCTCTACCAATAGAAAACAACGAATCTGAACTGAGTCTGCTTACTGGCACATTGAGCGTTTGATAAAATTTCTTTTGAAAATATAAAACGTCGTCCATTTGACCTAAAGTTTGACCGCCCGGAAGGGTAGTAACTTCCGTACCTCTTCCGCCTTCACGACGTGGAAGCCAATAATCTTCCAACATAGTCATGAATTTGCGGTCGTCTCTTACTTCGCCTGATGAGGCGTCGTAAATTAATCTGTTTTTATGTTTAACCATAATGTCTCGAACGTATTGTTCGGCTTTCATTTTAGGTAAGTTACCTACGTCAATATACCAAATTCTGCGCTCCGGCGCGCGAGCTAAACGGTAAACGACCAAAGCGTCTTCAAGTGTTCTAAGTTGATTAAGAGCCTTAATCGCTTTGTGTAAATAAGAAAGAACTAAAGTGCCTTGATTATCTGTCAAACCAGAAGTGATATGTAAAATAGAATCTTTGGCAATTTTGAGACCAGTAGTAGCTGGCCCTGTAGTTTTATTTCCGTAACT